TGGTACCGCTAACGGGGATATTGCTACTTCCATTGGATCGGATGGTTGACTTTCCATTCCTTTTGCAGAGGGAGCATGTACACCGTTTAGCATATGGTAACCAATAATCGCCACTAGAATCCCACCAGCAATTCTAAGGGAAGAAAGTGTAATTCCAAATAAATTGAAAATAAGGTGACCCGTCATGACAAAAAACGTAATAACCACAAAAGCAATTAAAAGGCTTTTAGTAGCAATTTTATGAGAGATACGATCATTATCATCTGCCACAAGAGCCATGTAGGCGGGGAGATTTGACAAAGGGTTCATAATAGCAAAAAATGCCATAAACATGAGTCCGAATTCCTTCATTTGTAGTTTCCTCCTTGTACATATATTATGCCACTATTTATAACGGTAGCCAACACTTTTACAAACTTTTTGTTTTTGCGGTTATAACAGAAAATAAAAAAAAGCTAGCAAAAGCTAGCTCAAAACTCGTGTGTAATGTAAAGCCCTATTTTCTCTTTACGCTATCTATTATACCATAAACGTGCATGACTGCCAATTTTCCTGACATCGGGAAAAAGCCCTAGCATACGTTAGTCAGCCGATAATTATGGTAAAAAATGTGTAATCATTTTTTGTTTTAATTCATTAATTTTCCCACTTTTAGACAAATAATAAGCTTGATTTGCTATGATATCTGCCATTCTTATGTGTACTTTCTTTGCTGAATTACAGTATTCAAGTTTTATTTCTTGTAAATTTTCAAAAATAGGTGGATAAAATTTATTCCAATTATGATTATATGTTCCGTTTTTAAATTCTGCTTCCAACGCTTCTTTTAACTCATAGCATCCGTTGGTTGCTGTCGTATGCTCATCATTGAAAATATACAATCTCTCAACTTCTTCAGGTTTGATAATTTTTGAATCAATTAATTTTTCAAAAGCCCTTTTTAAACCTATTTTATAAGCATAATCCAAAAATCGTTGCTTGCTCTTTTTATCCTCAAAAATCCTGTTCAAAACATTAGATTGTTTTATAACGATAGAAAAAGTTATCTCTCTGTTTAACGAACGAAACAAACTACTTTTATGTTTATTTGACAGTCTACACGCTTTTAATTCACCTTTTTCATATCTACGATGGTTTCTCCTCAATTTTTTCTCTGCGCCAATGTACTTTCGTCCAGCATCATCTTTTGAATTAGCGTCTAAGAAAATTACACCACCAAAAACATAAATATCCTCGTGTTTCTTATCAAAAACACCTGACTCATCTGTATATACAAAAATATTCACTTTATTACTCCAAAAAAATAAGGTCGCCTTATAAAAGCGACCCCCTTGTGACTGACGAAGAATCCACTTCGCTTAAACGTTAATTCAGTTACACAAGTATACAGCGTACTACCTACCTGTAACTTTATTATATCTATTAGTTTTTAAAAAGTCAACAAAAAAATAAAATCATTTATTATTCTATCATTTTATAATTCATTTAGCAATAAACGCAAAAAAACGCCCCCAGCAAAAGCCGAGAGCGTAAAAGTGTTTGCTATTTAATTTTAAGCGTCTGACCTGCGTAGATAAGGTTTGGGTTAGCTAGACCATTAAGACTAGCGATTGATTGGTAGCTTGTGCCGTAGCGATTTGCAATACTTGAAAGATTATCACCAGCACGTACTGTATAGTAAACTGAACCGGTGTTTGCTGAGCCAGTCACTTGTAGGACTTGTCCTGCATAGATAAGGTTAGGATTTGAAATCCCATTCAAGCTTGCTAGTGTTTGATAATTTGTACCAAATTTTGAAGCAATACCAGAAAGCGTGTCACCAGATTGAACTGTGTAAGTGCTAGTTGTAGTCGTTTGCGTTGCTTGTGTGTTAGCTACTGAAATAATTTCAACGTCTGATTTATTAATCCATGAGTTGATACCAGAAAGCAACACACGACTACCTGAAACTTGCACTACGTCGTATGTGCGACCTTTAACCCAGTCTGGAATACCTTCACCAGTCGCCCATGCGTTAGCGCTGAATTTAACTTTCACTTGATTGCCTACAGCAATGTCAGATTTAGGTGTATTATCTGCTTGTTGACCTTGACTAATAGCTGGCGTTTCGGATTTAGGATTATTGTGTTTAGTGTAGCCATTGTCTGTAATGCCTGTGAGGTCAATATTACCGTCAAGCCCGCCTGCAATATATGTTGAAGTGAATTGGTAAATCGCCACGCCGTCCATTGATGGAAAGACGTTGTAATTTGGCGTTGGTGTTACTGCGTAGTTCGGATAAGCCGCCATCCAAAGTGAATTTGGAAACTCACGAATGATTTGGTCTGCGTACACGTTAGCGACTGTGTAAGGCTTATATGAATAATACATAGGTGTGTAGCCTGCTGCTTTAATCATACGCATACCATGCAGAATAGCATTAGTATTCGCTTGCTTGTCAGCACTAGCGCCACTTTCGTAGTCAAGCGCTACGATTGAACCTTTAGGCGTTTGAACCTGCGGCAAGAATGTATTTAACACTTGCTCACCTAAAGCAGCATTCCCGCCAACTTGATACCAGATGTAAGTATGAGCACGCTTGCCTTGTGCAATAGCCGACGCTACTTGTGTCTCGTATGTCGTCTGACCGTACATACCGCCACCGTTGACACCACCAATTTGGATAATGGCAAACTTATCGTGCGCATAGCCAAAAATCCCATTCGTGCCTTGATAGCGAGACCAGTCCACGCCTTGGTCGCCAACTGCAGCATAAGCCGTTGATTGCAACAATAAGACAACTACTAACGCAAAGCTGACAAGAGTCCGTTTAATTTTCATTGACTTCCTCCTCTTTCAAATCAGATAAATTTGTGAGAACACAAACGAGACCAGATAAAAGAGCGGTTGAAACAACCACTCTCCAATCGACTTGTGTAATCAACGTGCTAGCTCCAATGACACCAACTGCTGATTGTGCCATGGTTTTTAAAACTTTGATTCCTAGTTTCTTAACATATTCGTTCATATGCGCTCCTTAATTTCTTTTAAATCTGCTTTTAGTTCGCCGACGTTTTCAGATAAGTTTTTAATTTGCTCAATCATTCCTTGCATCGTTTTTTGTTCTTCGTCATGTTTATCAAGCCTTGAAGCGTGCATATCAATCATCTTTTCTTGTGATTTATTAATTGCTTCAAGTTCAGTTAAACGATGTTCAAGACTTGCTGTGTTGTTTTTGGTGACAATATAAAAACTTGCAACAGAAAGAGCTACTGGAAAGACTGTCGTCATCAGCCAATGCATTAGTTCTTTTTCAGCCATATCATCACCTCACCACTATTCTTCTGTCGCTTCAGTTGTTTCTTCAGCAACTTTTTCTGACAAACCATAATTTTTACGTTGTTCATTAGCAATAGTAACTTCCATTTTAGTCACTGTATTATTGTGCTTATAGACGTCAATTGTCATGTTTACACCGTGAACTTCAGCGTCAGCAATCAAGCTACGACAATATAGCGTTGCAGCGTTTTGTGATTCGAAAACACAACGGTCCGAATACTCATTTACCCATGTGCGTAAGCCATTATAAGTTGAATATTCCAAGAATTGTCCGTCATTGTTTTTGATTACGAATACTGTGTTAGTTGTTGATTCTGCCATAATTATTCTCCTTTTTCTGTTTCTTCTGGTGCAGTCGCTTCTTCTAGTTGTTGTTGCAGTTCTGCATTTTGTTGTTGCAATTGTTCAACTTGTGCTTGTAGAGTTGCTTTATCAAGTGACAATTGCGCAATCTCTAAAGCAAGTTTTGATTGAATTTGTTGATTAAGATTATCCATGTGTGCTCCTTTAAACCCATAAAACACCTACTTTTTTACATAAATCATCCAAGATTCCCGTCAAGCTCTTAAAATGTCCATCTAATTTTATATCTGGTACATTAATAGCAGCCTCAGTCCCAAAATCCATAATCATTGAATATTTCCAATTCCCCTTTGAATTACTTGTCATATTGTTTGTAAAATTCACTTCATCCGAATTTGTTGTTATAATAATAGAATTTTTTGGACCTGGAGATACTGGTGCTTCACCAGTAAATGCAATTCTTTCACCATAGAGTGTCATTCTACTAAAATTAGGGAACATATTTGTAGTCAAACCTGTGTAGCGAGTTGCTGAAGTTAGCTCTGTACTGTTGAATGCAAGTACATTTGTTGAACTCCAACTGCTTGCAGTATTCGCTTTATCATCCAAAGAAAATAAGCTAATTTGAGATTTGTAACTACCTTTTGTTTGATTAATGGTTGCATACATATTATTAAATGTTATCTCTCCAGTTTGTAAATTTAACGTTGTTGCATTATTAAAACTGGTTATTTTATTTCCTTTAAACATATCAGATGTAATACTGCCAGCCTTTATTTTGTCTGCTGTAATACTTCCTGCCGCAATTTTCGCTGTGGTTATCGCACCAGTCGCGATATTCGCAGCACTAATGCCGCCAGCCTTAATCTGGTCACCTGTAATCGTGCCACTTGCGATTTGGCTAGCTGTAATACTACCAGCTTTGATTTTGGCTGCATCTAATGTGCCAGCTGTGATACGGTCACCATTAATGCTGTTTGCCGTCATTTTGTCAGTTGTTACAGCTCCTGCCTTAATTGCGTCAGCTGTAATCGCATTGCTTGAAATCACATCAGCAGTAATGATTTTACCGTTAAGATGTGCCGTATTAATCGATTTGATATCTATTTTAGTACTTGTGATAGCACCGTCGACAATCATGTTTCCCTTGACGTTAATCTTGTTAGAGAACAGATTAATAGCGTTTTGGTTAACAGCAAAATAAGAACCAATCGCATTCGCAACATCAGTCGTTGACTTGCCAGCCTTCATCACAATTCCATCTGCGTTAATAGTTAAACTAGCTGTTTTAACCGTCGAACTATCCAACGCAGACACGCTAGCACTAATGGCATCAGTCGTCTGTTTGATTTCAGACTGCGCATTCTTTAAATCTTGACTACTTGCTAATTCAGCTTGTGAAGGGCTCCAGCCATTGTTTGATTTGCCTTTCTTAACTGAAACATCACCGAAATACAAGTCAGCTTGAGTACCTGCAGTTGTTGAACCGTTGTTGTCAAAACGAATATAACCTTCATCATAGTTGCCAGTATTGAAAGTTACTGAAACATCTTCTGCTTTTGAAGTTGATAACTTGCGACCGCTAACTAAGATTTGTGCTGAGTCAAAATCCTTTGTACTTCCACTAACACGTTTCAAAAACCAGACATCCATATGAGTAATAGTGCTATTATTAAAACCTTTGAAATACAAAGTGTAATCAGTATTACGTTCAACTTTAAAGCGATTCATGCCTAATAATTTCTCGCTTGTAGCTGTATTTTTAATAATATACATTTTATAAGCGCTATTGTAATAATATGGGTGTGTTGAGTATTCTGCATTCTTATATGGACTGTAACCATCAGCTGGTCTGCCGTATTCGACAAGGTTCATTTCACCGCTTGGTATTTGCCCTTCCACACTCGTAATCTTACTGCTCAATTCGTTAGCTGTCGCTGTCAAATTGCTTTCAGCAGTTGTTACACGACCGCTTAACGTATTGAAATCAGTCTGTGAGACTTTAGCAGATAAACCAGTAGCCAACGAATTAATCGAGTTAGTGTGTGATGTAATTGTGTTGCCTTGCGACGTTACTTGCGTACTAAGCTGTTCAAGACCGTTTGCGGTTTGAGTGAGAGTAGTGTTTAGTTTAGTGATGTCGCCGTCCAACTCACTAGCTTTCCCCTCAACTACTGAAATGCTAGTCTTTAATTGACTAGCTGTTTGGTCAAACTCTGACTTATTCTGCTTAACCGTACCGTCAAGTGTCTGTAAGTTGGACTGCAAGCTTGCGTAGTTCTGGTCTGCAGTTTGCTTGTACTCAGCAACTTTCGATTCGATATCGGCTTCGTTTTGGCTGTAATCTTCAACTACCGCAGATAAGTAGAGATTAAAGTTTTCAAGACTTACAGCTGTATTAAGTGGAAGTGTATTATTTAAACGAATGAATACATTATCCGTTTTGTAGCTGTTACCGGCACCACTCAAGTCAAACTTCAAATCAAAGTGTTGTAAAGCAGTTGTGCCACCTTTGAATGTAATGCCGCCGCAGTTATACCAAGGACTAGCACTAAAATGCACGTTTGTTGTAAAGTTTGACGGTAAAGCTGGATTAAATGCAATATCAAAAGACATTCTCACATAGCCTTTTGTGAAACGTGTATCATTCTTCCAGAAATCATCATCAATATAAGTTCTGACGTCTTGTATTTCTGTACTATCAATATAGTATTTACGTGATTTTGAATTCTTGAAATAGTTTCGACTACCAATTTTCAAAGTTTCAAACTTCGCACTCAACCCATTCAACCCAGTTTCGAGTGTTGCTGTTTTTTGACTTGTACTGTCCGCAGTCGTCTGAACTTGTGACAAAGTCGTTTTAGTGCTTGTCAAGTCATCTTCGACCGTTTTAGTCCGAGCAGTAACGCTAGTGATATTTTTGGTATTACTATCTACCGTCTTACTTAACTCGCTAACAGTCGTTTTTGTACCATTTGCAGTTTCTTCAACGCTACTTACACGTTTAGTTAATTCAGACTGTGCATTGGCTTGTGCTTGCAGTTGACTAGCCTGTGTTTGTAAGTCTTGCTTAGCAGTGTTCAAATCGTTAGCAACTGTGGTGAGTTGCTGTTTGGCTTCACTCGCGGACGTCTTAGCACTGTTAGCAGTATTTGACACTGTGGTTAAATCAGTTTGCACTTTGGCTAAATCGGATTTTAAACTGTTAGCAGTCGTGTTCGCTTGTTCTGCGACTTCTGCTGTCGCTTGGTTGATTTCATCAGCGTATGCTTTGGCGTTTGATTCTGCTTGCGTTTTAGCTGTATCAATCTGCGTTTCAATTTCCGCTTTTGATGTGGCGAGTTCGTTTCTAACACTGTTTTGATATTCAAGTGATTGTTGCAACATCTCATTGCTGACTTTTTTAAATTCTTCATCAGCATACTTTAATTGTTGTTGCACTTCTGCTTGAATTCGTGTTGATTTCTGGTCGATTTTTTTAGTAACGAAACTGCCATAAGTGTATTGCGCGTCATTTCCAGCTACACTATCAGCACTAATCGTACTTGTTAACCCACCACTAAAACTAAATGATTGATAAAGCACTGGTACTTTAAAGACTTCATCTTTATTAGTTTTAATCGTTACCCATTGACCAACGTCAAGTTTT